ATTATAGTCCCACAAATAGGCCCACTTCCAAGACAAGGGTTTTGAAATTGTGTGAAATCAGTCTTTGGTATATTAGAAATATGAGAATGCATATAATTATTTGTAAACTGCAGTTTATTATAATGCGCTCTATTAAGGCTGAATCCACGGCATTCATAAGGTATTGTACCTTCAAGTGTAATTTCTACCTTGGCAAAAAGTTTATCAATTACTATAGAACGATTATTTTCATTAGTAACTACAACTCTTGGCCAATATACAAGTATAAAAGGATAGACATTTGAATGCAGAGAATCTTTTATATCTGCAATTTCTTCAGGAGTTAGATTAAAATCAGAAATAATTCCATCTGAAGAAAGAATATTAAATCTTTGAGAGATTTTATTCAATATAATTTCATCACTTGGAACATTTTGTAAATCTACATATTCTTCATTAAAGAAATTTTTGAACACATCATATACTTCATATACTTTCCCAAGTAATGCATGTTTGAGTTCTTCATATGTCATAAGCAATATGTGTTAAAAAAATAAGGGAGCAGAGATATAACATCCCTACTCCCCCTACAATCATCACAATTAAAAACAACAGTTATGGTTAACCCAATTCTGCAATCATTTCATCTATTTCATCATGGCCAATGACAGAGCCACCAGCATTCATGCTGATATTGCACTCCTTAAGACGTGCAGAATACTCATCAAGAAGCTCTGCAAGGTCAGCAACCTGCTGTGGAGTCATAGTCTTTATCTCCACAGACTTCTTGATATACTCATAAAGAGCAGCTACAATGTCCTCTGCCTTTACAGGAGCAGGAGTAGGAGTATTGCAGCAATTCTCATTAGCCAGTTCATCATCTTCGTCAAAGGTCTCTATGAAATCCCAAAGATCACTGGTCCTAACCTGAGTGAAATTACGTCCAAAACGCTCAAGAATATCTTCCTGAAGATTGTTCTCACGAATAAACTCATAGGCATCCTGACGGTCACCAGAAATACCTGATGCAATATTCTTCTTAGTATTGGTTAGCAGAATCACCAAGTTATTAGTAGGCTGCCCTTTATACATTACATTTGTGGGCAACTGAGACTCATCACCATTGAGAGTAGTCTTAGAAATGCCTTCTGTGAAGGTCATATCTGTATAATCAATGCCATTTGCATCCAAAGATGCCTTCAACTCACCCAATGTTGTTGCATCAGTTGTAATCTTATAACGCTTCTGTGTCTTGGTGTTTGCTACCATTATTTCTCTTGTTTCCATTTTTCTAAATGTTTAAAAAGTTAATAAAATAAATCTTGTAATTTTTTAAATTCTTCTTTGTTATCAAGTGACCTATAATAGTCACTGATGTCTTTTTCCTTCCCAAAGTCAGGAAATGTGTTGATAAACCCTGTTCTTTCAGCTAATTTTATAGAGTCTTCCCTTCCAGCTTTATCAGTATCATAGCAGATGAACACTTTACTATATCTCTTCTTCAGTTCCCTTACAGCAGTATCTGACATATCATACCCTTCTCCTTGAAGACATAAACAAGGAATTCCTGTCTGACTCCATAAGCATAAGGCATCTTTCAGGGAAGAACAAATAACTACCTTTTCACCCTTTTCAGGAATTTTAGTCCATAGACCAACTACTGAACCATCCATTTTGCTGCACCATTTGAACCCACTAGTATTAAACGGTTGATATATCTTTATAGATAATCTACCTTCTTTTCTTTCTACAAAGCAATAGGCATATTTATCAGCAGCAAATACATATCTTTGTGGTTTATCTTCAGGTGAATTCCTTCTAGTAACAATCTTATGGGAAATAGGATAAATTTCTGCATACTTAAGCCATTTGGGATTTATTCCATATGAATTCCAATAATCATAATCATATTGTTTCCATGAACGAACAACTACTTGAAGTGAATTAAGCATATTTTTCTCTTTACGTGTAAATGTCCTTATATTTTTAGGTTTGATTTGTATGTTCTTTCCTACAATGAAAGTATTGCATATTTTGTCAAGAGCCTGAGTAAATGAACAATTCCAATAGGCACAAAGCAAATCCATCAGTCCGCCCTTCTCTTTGGTAGCATAGTCTATATAACGTACTTTGCCTTTATCAGAAAGATATATACTGAATGAAGGATGCTTGTCATTTCTTAAGGGGGAGTTGATAAGACATGGAAGACTATTTATCTCACTAAAATAATATGAGAGAATCTCAGTTTCACTAAACTCACTAAAAATCTCTCCCTTTGAAATAGTTGAAGAAGTTTTTCCTATTACCATAAGATTGTTATTTAAAAGGTCGGTGTATCAGCTATTAAACGTTCCAGGGTAAATCTGCAACTGCTGCTGCAAATGGAAGATCGTCTTCTCCAATAGCAGGTGCAGGATTAAGGTTTGTAGGCTCAAGGGTATATTCCTGCAACTCCTGAACTTTATATTCGGTATTTGCAAGACCACCATTGTTCTTAATACGTGCTAACTCACTGGCTGCTCTCTGTACAACACTGTCAGGTGCATTATTGCGCAACATAAGATTGTGCCTTGTACATACAGTCTGATACTGACGGTTATCCTCAGTAGTCCTTACACCATAAAGCAACTTAATCTTATTATTTGGCTGACAGGCAATAGCTTCCTTTATTTCACTGAAATCACCAGAGAAATAGTCTTTGATGTGTTCAAGCATAAACTTTGAATCATCAGCAGTAGGCTTAAGAACCCAACTTCCATTCTTATAATCAAATGGGTCTTTTACACCAAGATAAATTCTCAAGAATTCTACAAGCTCAGGCTCACCTACACAAGCAATCCTATATTTAGGACCAAGCTTTGCTTCAGTACCATTTGCATTGAGGATTTTCTTTCCTGCTTTTGCATCTTCTGTGGGAACATACTTGGAGAAGCCATATTCATCAATAACTTGAACTGAACTCTTATCCATACTATAAGCAGGAGCATTACGCAAGGTAAACATTACCCTGTTGGTAATTTCAATACCATTGCAAGTCTTAGGGTCAGTACGTACAATAAATGTAATACGTGCTTCCTTGCCTTCTGCACCATCTACAACATACTCAGGTTCATTTGCACTTTCATATCCCATAATTTCATCAAGCTCAGCTTTTGAGGGATTGACAGCTTTAACAAATGAACTTCCTAAACCAACATACCTCTTGAATCCTTCACCTGTTTCAGTAGATTCAGAAGTCTTTCCAATTACAAGAAAACTATAACTACTTTTCATAATTAAAAATATAACAAATTAAAATACTGTCTCTTCAGTTTCAGTTGGTGCTTCTACATCAGCATCATAGTCATTACCATTTTCTGTTACAGGAACTTCAACAGGCTCTGCTGCTACATTAGTCTCTTCTGGGATGCTAATGACATACTGCTTAGTTGCATTGTCATACTTTACAATATCCGTAGGAAGATACTTAGTAGTTTTCTTTGGACTACCATTATAGTCAGTACCTGGCTCAATTACCTTCTTTACAAGCTGCTCCACACGAAAACCTACAACTTGCTTAATTCCTGCTTCAAGAGCTGAAATCTGTGTGTCATACTCTTGATACTCTTTAACCAGAGCTTCAATCTTTTTCTGCACTTTGTTTCGCTTAATCATGATAGGATTGCAAGCCTGGGCAACCCTTTTCACAGACTGAAACACATCAAAAGAAATTCTTTTTTCCATTGTTTGTTTAAATGTTTAATTAGTTATTCTTTAAGTTGTGATAATCACAACATACCTTATTTATTTATAGGGAGAAAAATAGCAGACATATCTACTTTGAGGTTACCGTCTGCATCAGACTCTGCAACTTCAAATATCTTTTCTCTAAGATGGATTGGACGTGAGCCCTTAATATTATTGTCTCCACCTTTAAAAGAAATCAAAGTTTTGTTATCCTGTCTTGATACATACCCAATAGCATCTGCTTCACCACAAATGATATCACCAAGCTTACCTGCAAGGTCAACTGCCATTTCAGTTGTCTCTTCATCATTCTTTCGGATTTGCTTATCCTTGGTATGGCAAACCAGAATTAATGTATCACAAAGAGGTTGAAACATGTGAATCATCTCCTTAAGGGCATTTCTAATATAGAGATACGATTTGTTAACAACACATTTCTGTGTTGACCAGACTATATCTTTATTACAATACTCATTTACGAACATATGTAAAACCATTTAATTCTTTATTACTGTTAATAATATATCTCATTCTATCCCTGCTTACACCCTCATGCATTGCTGCATTTGTTATAGAATAGTACTGACTAACAGTGTCTCCATTTGTATTAATTTTACATATGGTACAACATCTTTTACTATGTCTCATTTTTTCTTTTTGAGATTCTGATTTTGCTTTTCCTTTGCAATGATGTTGTACTTTATAATCTTTTGTTTCATCAAAATCATCTTCATAAACAAAAACCTTGTCTTTGCAGTATTGTGACAAGCCTTTGCATACTTGGCTTATATTGGAAGTAGATGTATGATAATATTCAGCTGCTTTTGTGATTGAATTAAATGCATTTTCAATTTTTCCAGTAAACCTGTCTATAGCAATCACTCTTTTTTCCAATGTTTCTATATACTTGAGAAAATTGTTTTTAGCAACTTCGGAAAGTTTGAAATTATCTACATATATACATTTTTCAAGCATATTATATCCATTACTCACACTGTTATACTTCTCAATATATTTCTGCTCTAGAACAAAACGGTCTTCATCTGCTGTCAAAATATGCAGAATGTGAATTTCAAAAGCCTTTTCACCATGCATATTATATGACCTCTGAAGCTTTTCAGAGTGATGCATGTTGTGTCTTAGATAATATCTATGCCTTTGAAACCTGTCTTTCATATCCAAACAGCTTCCAATATACCATTTTGAGGTTTCTGTATTCTCGATACCATATATTACTGGTATTCTCTGAAATGATTTTAAATCATATAGTTTCATATTGCAATGTGATGATTAATTGCAAAAGTATTGTAATATCTCTGTATTTCCCAATGTATAAACAGTCCAATAAGGAAACCTAAAGGCTGTTATACAGAAGTACTCCCCTGCCAGGGATAGTCGTTGAACTCTCTTCCTATATACTTTAGGAAGCTCAGCTGCGGTTTAATGTGATTGCCCAATCTTCAGTGCTTTTACAATCCAACAGGCTCTTATCCTGTCTGCTACCACATACATTACTGTTGTGTGCTGTGTCTGAAGCTCTAAGGGGTTTCCCGCAATTAACAGAGAAAGGGCTATTCAATAACCCGCACCATTAGGAAGCTGTCTTACATCTGCTTTAGGGTCAACTATGGATTTACCATTAGCGTCTTTTAGGATGTTTCCTATTTTATCCTTTTTATATCCAAAGTTTGCTCCCATTGATGTTTTCCTATCTTTATGTTCAGTAAAGAACGCAACTTCTTTACCAGTTCTCTTATGAACTTCTGCATGTTGCCATGCAGAACAGACTATATCATAATCCAATTTTTTCATTTTGGATTCCTCCTTTTTCCATTACCATTAGCTTGTAATGTACTCCCTTGCGGGATAGTCGTTGAACCTTCTATAAAGAATCTGTTATATATTCTATTTACTTTGTCTAAGAATACATTAAGAGAAAACTTATTTTTCATTACATTACATATTCCACAACAAGGTACTACATTATCTAAAGAATAATCTCTTTTTGAATCTATTCTGTCTATACCATTTGCATGGGGCTGACCGCAATAGTAGCAATCTTGTTCTAATATGTTTTTAATTTGCTCTTCAGTAAGAAGAATATTAATTCCTCTCTCTTTAGCATTTCCTTGTATTGAATAAAGTTTCCTTCTAAAAGATCTAGTTTTACTGTATTTCTTATCTGCTATTTCTTTCATTAAGTCGTTAACACAGTAAGTACAAGATTGTGGAGAATACTTTTTAGTGCTGATTTTATCAACTCTTACAATAGACTCATTACCACATCTTGAACATTTAACTTTTAATTGGTGTACAGCCTTATTTCCTTTATTTACGATACCTAAATCGTCAATACAAGTAAGTACACCGTTTGTCATTCCTATATATTCTGTAGGACAAACGTGCAACTGTTTCTTAAACTGATAAGGTCTCAAATAGAATTCTTTTCCACAATTTCTACACTTAATTTTAAGTTTTCTATTGTGGCCTTCTTGAGGACCTGAATCCTCAATACATTCTAAATTTCCTTCTATAACACCAATATAATCTTTTATTCTTCTCATATTCTTTATAGCTTGGCTGCTGATTGTCCTTTGAGCTGTCTAAATTCTTAGGATTTTCCAGCAATTTAAGAGGTTTTCAATACACATTACTGTGTAAGGCTGCTATTTTGTTAACAGAGCTGCTGCATAAGGCAAAGCCATCTCTTCAAGTCTTGTGGCATTATCAATAGTGATAAACTGGTAGAAAGGCTTATCTCCATTTTCCTTATTCTTTTGTTCCAGGAGAGCCTTAATTTGGAAAATGTCCTGAACATTTCTGGCTTGAACTACCATTACATCAAGTGCCCTATAGCCATCTTCAAGGTCAATGATAAGATTATTATCCAATGAAGCCATAAGGGTTGACTTGCCGCACTTCGGCTTGCCAAAAATAACCATCAACCTTGGGTTGTAGTCAGTTGCTTTCCTACGTTCTGTAGGCAATA